GGGGTAGGGGTTGGCTCCGGAGTCGGGGTTGGTGTCGGCTCCGGAGTTGGCGTTGGTGTTGGGGTGGGGGTTGGCTGCGGGGTTGGCGTCCATGTTGCGGATGGAGTGCCTGGAGCAAGTTCCGCATCAAAGTTGCTAATCATGTAGTAGTGATTGCCGTTGAATCGGTCTGCCGTTGGGTCTCCGCAGCACACGCCCGCACGCACTCGGTATTCGCCCGCAGGCACAGAAACACGGATTGTTGAGGCAAGGGAGTATCCGCCGGTGTGGTCGGTAAATGAATCGTCGTTGGCTGCAATCAACGTGCCGGCGCTGTCGTACAGCCACAGCATGGAATCTACAGTGCCGGGGCACCAGGGTGCAGTGGTGTCGTCGCACAAGTCGGTCCACAGGTGAAGTTCGCCCTGCTCAGGAACGGTAATCCAGAAATCCTGGGTGCGGTCAACGTAGTTGTTTTGTGCGCCAAACGCAGGGGACGTCACAAGTCCAAATACAAGCGTAGACAGTATTAGCCAGATAGTTGCCAGTGCTACAATGATTTTATTGCTCATGGGTCTCCTTCCCGTGAGCATTAAACAATACGGAGATTACTTACTCAATGAGTAGGTAATCTCCGTATTTTGTGCAGAAAATCTACTAGATTTTAGGTAGATGCTTTCGGTGAAATTCCACCCACGCACTAGAACGCTTTGCGCCAACGTAAGAAATGCTCTTTATAAGAGCAACTTCATTAGACATGACAGGCTCCTTGCACTGATGGCAGACCCGCGCAGTCAGGACCGGCTTCGCCGCTTCGCGCTTAGACTTGTTGTTCTTCACTCCAGCCATTTTCTATCCTTCCAATCAGATGATTTGATCTGCGCATGCCGCGCAGTTATGAAGAGGCGGGCAAACCCCGGGCTCAAATCCAGCAACTCCAGCAGGGGCAACTGCAATCTGGTGGCAGCACTGGCAGACGTGGTTATCAATCTGCTGGTACAGGCTAGAGATGGTTTCGTTCTGGGTAACCCAGTTGTCAGTCTTTGGGCTTGACCAATGCGGCACATGCGCGCCGGGAATTGCCTCTAGGGCTGCGGCAATAGAGTCAACAGCATCTTTAATGGTTTCAGCAGAGCCTCCGTGGATCGCGGCGATAGCATCGGCAACAGCCGACTCATCTTCGGGCTCATAGTTGATGGCGATAGTAATAAGCGTCTGTTCCATAAAGTCTCCTTATGTCTTGATAATATAATACAACAATTGCTGTTTCGGGTCGTGTGTTACGTGGGCATGCCCGCCAGCGCTTGCAAGGGCGCTCATTGTATGGCTGTGGGCGGCATTGATGCCCATGGAGGTAGCGTCATCTGAGGTTCCCGTACCACTGGCGTGCGTGTGCGCAGCGTGGGAAACCGTCCCCTCGTATGAGGTGGTGGTGACTACGTGGTTGCTGCTTCCGCTGGCGGAGGCAAGGGAAATAACGTGCGTGTGCCCATCGCCAGAAACAGATGAGCCGGTGAGTTTAACCGCCGCCGAAGCAGAGTTAGCCCCGCTTGTGATGGAATGCGTATGCGCCGCACCAGCAAATGAAAATACACCACTCACAGCATGCGTCCCCTCCGTCGCAGACCCAGAAGTCGCAGCCGTTACGACGTGCGTGTGGTTTGCGGCATGGTTGTGGTAGCCCGCAGGTGTCATGCTTGTTGCGTGAGATGAGTGCGCGCCATTAGTTGAGTGGCTAAATGAATCATAAAACTGAACCCCAGAAGCAACTCTCCAACTCCCAGGAAGCCCGTTATGATCCGGCGCGGTTGAAAGGGAAGACGGAGCCCCAATAAGCCAATAGTCATCGTAGTAGGGAAGGTTGAACGTTGTTGTCCCGTCCCCAACGCCATAATTTGTTCCAATAACCGCAAACAAATCCGCATACGTTGTCCGTGAAACCGCGTCGCCATTACAGAGAATCCAACCAGATGGAACATTGCTGTGAGACCCAGCCCACGATGTAACCATCCCAGGCTCTCCAGAGGACCCGGATGCCGAGCCGCCAATTTCTGCCCAGCCCGTGCTCTTGTACACCTTAACTTTCTTAGTAGTTGAGTTGAAATAAATTTGCGCAAGGCTTGGTGCCGACTGGTCGCTTGCTGCGACTGGTAGCCCAAGTGGAGAAACAAACTTTACCGCCATCTTATGCCGCCTTAATAATATAGTGGACCTGATAGGTTTCGTAAGAGTGGCTAGTGTGCGTGTGCGATCCGTTGCTTGATGGTGTTGCCGTGTGGTTATGCGAGGCTGGAGATGCGGATGCTGTATTCCCAGAACTAGCAAGGTCAAAAACAGGGCTATGTGTATGTGATGCATGCGCCGACCAAGATGAAGTTGTAACGGAGTGGCTGTGCGTGTTTGTTGATACCGTTGGAGCAGTATGCGTATGCGCCGTTGATGCCCTTGTCGATCCGGTAATAACGGCGCCAAATCCAGCACCAGACGCAACAGACGAGGTGTGGGTGTGGCTCTGCCCGGCATTTGACGTGTCTGAATATGTATGGCCAGTAAAAGTAATTCCCCCATCAGATGCAGTTGCTGAGTGAGTGTGCGTGTAGTCATGCTCTAGTTCGGTAAATTCTGTGTATGTCAGTGCATGCGAGTGTGTTGCCGCATCTCCAACGTGCGCAGCGATCTCAGTGGCATCTATGGTGCCCTGGCGAAATGTTGCCGTGTTGTCAATGTTTCCCATTAGGTCAAGTCCCGCTGCCCCAACAACCTGATACCCCTGAAGGTCCGGGACATTAAACGTTGTTGATCCATTACCCGTCCCAAACCTTGTAGAAACTATTGAGAAAAGACCAGAGTACGTTGACCTTGAAACCGCCTGACCTGCGCACACAAGCCAGCCAGACGGGGTTGAGGCGCCAAGCCATGGCTGAATAGAGCCAATGGGCATATCAATTGACGAAGAGCCGCCCAGAGATGACCAGGATGTTCCGTCGTGAACGCGAATAACGGCATTCACGCTGTCGTAATAAATTAGACCAGCGCCAGAATAGGCAGACTCAACATTGGCCTGCGTGGCAACTGGCAACTTAATGCTGGAAAGAATCTTTGTCATGTTTTCACCAAATACCAAACTCTTGCCCTATTGGCAGAGTGATTGTCGTGAGTGTGTGCTGCGGTTGCGTCTGCGGCCATTGAGCCGCCGTGCGTGTGCCCACTCACCGCTCCGGATGTGTTGGTGTACGAAGGCACTGTTCCGGTATAGGTGTGGCTATGGCCGCCGCTAGTGCCTACGGACTCTGTGACCGTATGCGAGTGAGCATTGCCCCCAGAGATGTCCCCCACCGTGTGCGTGTGGCCTGTCGCAGCGGCCGATTCGTTGGTTAGGGATGTAGACATAGAAATGGTTCCGACAGAGGCCGCAAGATTACCAACCGAGTGGGAATGTCCATCCGAAGATGTGGCGCCAACATACGTGTGGGTGTGTCCGCTTGCCGCAGTTTGACTAGAGTACGTGGCTGTTGTTGTGTGATTTGTTGCGTGGGTGTGACCGCCCTGAGAGTCATCCGTAAACGTGTGCGTATGCGCTGCGTTGTCGGACGAGTGCGTAAGCGCAGTAAAGGGATCAGCAGACCCGTATGTCCAGACTTTTCCGCCAGAAGTGTTGCCAACCGCAACTCCAAGATTTGCGGATACCGCACCAACAAGGCTGAGCCCCCTGAAATCTGGAAGGTTAAACGTTGTGGTTCCGTCGCCAACGCCAAAATATGTGCTGATGATAGCGAACAGGTCTGCGTAGGTGGAGCGTGAAACGGCTGCGCCGGTGCACATAAGCCAACCAGTCGGCCGGGATGAGGGGGAGCCGACCCACGTTATAACTGAGCCGGTAGGCATCTCTGTGGTTGTTGCCTCTCCCAATGCGCTCCACGTAGATGGCCCCTTGACCTTTACCTGATCCGTAAAACTGTTGTAATAAAGGGTGCCCTCGTCCGCAGTAGGGTCTGACTCCAGTAGGGCCTGCTGAAGGGTGTTGACGAATTTAGGCATATAAAGATTATACCCCCCGCAGCGCTTAAATCAAGCGCCGGCGGAGGGTATGTTCCTTTGTGATTATCCGTTGACGACGACTCGGTAGGTTCCTGCGAGGCTGATCGTGACCGTCAGCGTGTCGGTTGTTGCGGTAACAACATCGGCAAACACCTGAGCGTCTGACGAGTCGTAAATGGCAACCTGCACGGCCTTGGTCCCAAGGCTGTGGGTGACCGTCTTGGCTTCGCCTGTGGTCCAGGTTGCGCTCGTGTTGTAGCGGCGTGCACCACCGTAGGTCGCGGAAATTGCGGTTCCCTGCCACGTACCAGCAGAGATCGTACCAACGGTCGTGATGCTGTCATCACCGCTGTACGTTCCGCCAGCCACTGCGGCTAGGGTTGCGTTGTATGCCTGAACGTCCGTGCCAATCGCAAGGCCAAGAGCCGTGCGGGCATCGCCGGCGCTGGTCGAACCAGTACCGCCGTTTGCAATGGCGATTGCGGTGCCGTTCCACACACCGGTGGCAATGGTGCCAACCGAAGTGAGGCTTGAGCCAGTGACGCCTGAGCCAAGCGTGGTCCCGCTAAGGACTTCTGTGCCTGCAATGTAGAACTTCTTGCCAGTAAGAAGGTTCAAGTGCTCAGACGAGGTCCAAGAATCAGTTGCGTCAACCCAGTTAAAGGTCTTGTCCGTAGCGCCCTTAAGGGTAATACCGCCGCCATCAGCGCCAGCATCGGTTGGGCTTGCAGTTGAACCAAGTTCAATGTTCTTGTCGTCAACTGTCAGTGTCGTCGAGTTTACCGTTGTCGTCGTTCCGTTGACCGTCAGGTCGCCAGAAAGGACAAGGCTCGTACCGGTTGCTACGCCAATGTTTGGCGTAATGAGCGTTGGGGTGTCAGCAAAGACCAGCCCACCGGTTCCGGTCTCGCCGGTTACCGCTGCTGCTAGGTTTGCCGAAGATGGGGTAGCGAGGAATGTTGCAACGCCAGCGCCAAGGCCATCAACACCTGTGCTGATAGGCAGGCCCGTGACGTTTGTAAGCACACCGCTTGCTGGAGTGCCAAGCGCTGGCGTGACCAGCGTTGGGCTGGTAGCAAATACCAACGCGCCAGAGCCGGTCTCGTCGGAGATGGTGTTCTTCAGTTCAAGAGAGGTTGTTGCAGCAAAGTCGCTCAACTTGTTTGCGGTCAGCGCCACGGTGCCGGTTGCGGCTGGAAGCGTAATAACCGTGCCAGTGCCGGCAACGGCCGAAGCGATAACCTGCGCCGTTCCGGAAGATGAACCAGGAAGCGTGACGCTGCTAATGCCCGTAAGCGCTAGGCTTGCCGAAGTGCGATTCAGCGCAACGCTGGTCGTACCAATGTAGGTAACGTCCGATGGATTTGCCTTACCGTTGGCAAGATCGTAGGCAGACTTGACGGACGCAGGCGTTGCTGCCTTGCTCGTCGAGGTGCTGGATACGGAATCCTCTAGTTGGACGGCACCCTTAACGGATGTCGTGCCATCAGCAATGCTGATAGTTGGAGTGTTGCCGCCGGTCGAGGAGATTGCTCCGGTGCCCGAAACAGAAGAAACCGTTCCGCTGCCGGTGCCGATAACCTGCCATGCTGCTCCGTCGTAGTACTTGATAACGTCGTTGGCGGTGTTGTAGTAAATCTGCCCCTGAACTGGTGATGCTGGATCAGTAGCAAGGTTCTGAATAGTTGCGTTAAGCAACTCATTCTTGTTAAGGTCTATGCTTCCACGAACATCTAGATTAGCAAGGAATTTCATTGGTGGTCTCCTAATTCAAATATGCTTGGCCGCTAAACCCAGCAGAAAACTGGATTGTTAGGGCATTATCGCTTGTGTATGTCACTTCGCCAATCACTACGCTACCTGCAGAATCAACGACCGTAACACTTGGTCGTCGCCCAAGATTGTGCGTGATATTCCATGTTGCCGATGGGCTGCTCTGGGTAAATACGTAGTTTTGGAATGACGTTCCAACGTTAACAACCGTTGCCGCTGGTGCGGTAGCGGTGTTGAATGGTCGCACTTGTGCGGTATTGGTTGAGCGAACGATAGAAATCGTTCCGCCTTCATCAACAATTGAGAGTGGGCTCATCGCGTTACCTCCGCTGAGAGGGTGAAATCTCCACCCATGACCTTGTCTACATAGGCACCGTTCACAACTTCGAGGTCGTACACGTAATCTCCGGCAGGAATTGCTGACGTAACCGAGCCGTCAACCAGGATGGTGATGGTTCCGGTTGTCCCACCAAGCGTTAGCCCGCCGGACGGGCTGGTCAGCGTGAGGTAGGCATACCCAGACGACGCGCGGGGGCGAACCTGCATCCGGGCCGTGTAGCCCGTGAGGTTTATAGGGCTGCTATTCGCATCGCTATAGGTCACGACGCGAGAAAGACTGCTGCCCTGCTCGGTGGAGATGTCGTAATCAATAATTGCCATGTATGGCATTTTACACATAAAAAAAGATCACACAACATCGAGCGTGACTGCGTGATGTATAATAACCCCACGACAACGTCATTTAGGAGAACCCATGGGACGACCCGGCAGACTTCCGCAAGGACAGGTACAGGCAGTCAGAGACAGAATCCGCTCTCTCCTGCTTGCTGGCTTGCACCCCAGCGCCATTGCCAAGCAGGTGGAACTGGCTGAGGACACCGTCCGCAGGCACCTGACCGTCATCCGGCAAGAGTGGAAAGACCAGGGCGTTGATGTCAGCGGCACTCGTTTGGAGTTGATTGCCAAGGCAAACTCCATCTCCCAACAGGCGGCTATTGAGGCGGCTAAAGCGCGCGGCACCAGCGCAGCAGTCGCGGCGCTTAAACTGCAACTAGAGGTTGTCGACCGCATTGCCAAGTTGACGGGCGCGTACGCCCCGGAGAAGGCGGAGATTAGCGGCCCGGGCGGCGGTGCCATCCAAGTTGTGCAGACTGAGCACGAAATTGATCACCTTCCACCAGCGCAAGTAGCCGCACGGCTCCGGGCGTGGGCGGAAGACATTGAGTCCCAGAAGACTGGAGAGGAGGTGCCGGATGAACAACCAGGAGTACCGCGAGTGGTTGAGGCGGAAAGCACAGACGTCTGACGCAGCGTTTGCTGAGTACATCGGCAACCTTGTCTTTCCAAAGCACCTTCGTGAGATGGAGCAGTTCCTCAACGATAACCCTCGCGCGCTTGTGCTCATGCCGCGAGGCCATGCTAAGACAACGCAACTTTTGCACCGCGCCGCTCGGCTTATTGGTGTCCATAAGGGGCAGATTCGTGTAGGCATCTTAACCGCCGTGCTCTCCGACGCACTTGCGCGATCCAGGGCGGTCAGGACGCTGGTGGAGCACCCAAAGTTTGCCGAGATTTTTGAGTGGGCACGGGACGGAGTCATTGGCACGAAGTGGACAGACGAAGTGTGGACCATTAAGGGTGCCAACCTCGGTAAAGACGCAACCTGCTTTGCAGACGGTGTGGGCTCGATTAAACCCGGTGCCCGTCTTGACGTCCTGCTCGCAGACGACATGGTCGGTATCAAGGAAAACGCCACGCCCCTACAGCGTCAGAAGTCCAGCGAAACGTACTGGCAGGTGGTTGACCCGATGCTCGTCCCTGGCTCCAAGCGCTGGTACATCGGCACACGATGGCACGAAGACGACTTCTACGCAGAACTAACAAGGAAGGGCGTTCCCACCTACCAGCGCCGATCCCTAGAGGATGCTGGCCCACTCTGGCCAGAGATGTACACGGAAGAGGCGCTGCTACAGAAGAAAGAAGAACTTGGCGGACCAATCTTCTCGCTTCAATACCAGAATGACGTGACCCAAATGGGCGGAAACATCTTCCGGCACGAATTCCTTCAGTATGTAGACCGCGTGCCCGCCGGTGCCCGCCGCATTGGGGTAGACCTTGCCTCTTCGTCGAGTGAGCGCTCCGACTACACGTCAGCAGTAGAGGTGGTCGAGGACGCAGACAAGAACCTTTACGTGGTTGGCGCCTACCGTGAGCGCCTTGTGCAGGGACACCAGCAGTGGCTTACGGGGCTAGATAAGACTGGATCAATTGTGGACGGCTCTAACGGTCCACGGATGCTTTGGCCAGCGCGGTACGTCGGTCTTCGCGGGCAGCAGGATGTAGACATGGATAGCCCGCGCAACTTTGAGGCGGTCAACATTGAAGCAGTCCAGCACCAGAGCACTTTTGTGCGCGAAATGCTATCTGAGACCCGCCTCCCGGCGAGACCTATCCGCCCAGACCGCGATAAGGTCGTCCGCTCCCGCGCCCTTGCCGCCAGGTATGAGGCCGGAAAAGTATTCCATCTTCGAGGGGGTCCAGGCATTAGCGCGCTGGAGTCTGAGATGCTAGGATTCCCTAATAGCGAGCACGACGACATGGTCGACGCGCTGGTCTATGCCGCAGATGTGGGTGGAGTCGGCTTTTACTTCACCTCAGCAACGAGGTATGCACGATGACTGTTGAAGACTTGTTCAAGAAGATTGGCGCCCAGACCATGGAGATTGACGCGCTTCGTCTAGAGATTGATAAGTTGACCAAGATTGTTGCGCAACTACAGGCGGAGTCGGTCAATGACGCGATTGATGCCTCAAAGGGAAACGGCGAAAAGAAGACGAAGTAAGTGATCCGGGATGTCGTTAGCGCCCACAGGGCGAAGAACCCGGCACCGTACAGGGAATTCAACGAGGTCTTAGTAAAGGTCTTAGAGAAGTACGGGATGACGTTCAACACCTTTGCAAGAGTTGCCGCAAGCCTTGGCGTCGAGATGACGTTCAATCGCCTGCGGGATGTCTACTACGAGCGCGTTATTATTATGGACAACGACATCCTGACGCTTAAGAAGGTCTTGGCGGCGCCCGCGAAGGACGCAACCTCAACCAGGATTATCGCCATGTACCGAAATTCCGTGGACGCAATGTGCCGTTCGTGCGCAAACAACGACAAAAACCCGAAGTGTTGGGATGCAACCTGCCCACTCAGGCCGGTTTCCCCACTCCCCCTTGCAGAGGGCAACGACCTTGAGGAGGA